CTGCACTAGTTCTGCCTGTATCTATAGAACTTACAGCACCACTACTACCTAGTTTAAATACTTCTGTACCTCTAGCTGCTATAACTTTATCTTTGTAAATAGCAGACATAAGTATTGCACCTGAAGTTGTTCCTGAAGTTACTTCATTGCTATTAAATTTAACAAAACCATTTATTCTTCTGTAACCACCACCTATATCTGGTTCAAAGTTTGTCAATTCTAAAGCTTCTCCTGGTTGCATTTCAAACATAGATTTATTCAGTACAAGACCTCCTACTAGATCAACTACATATGGGTTCAACATGTCTGCCATTAGACTGCAAACATATAATTTTTACGATTTATCAAATCTGTTCTCATTCGTTGTAAACCAAAACTATATTCCTGTAAGTATACTTGAGCTAACTGTGGGTCAGATCGAGTAAGTAATGTATAATAAGCAGCTCTTTTAACTATCAGATCGTGGTAACGAGTCGGTATACTAGGCGTATCACTTGACGCAGATAGGTCTGTTGGGGAAGTATAATAATCAAACTCCACAGTATAAGAGCTTTTATCTGGAACAGGTGAGACCCCAAACGTAAGTGCTGAAGTAGAAGCAACAGTTCTATATACAAACTGTGGTTCTGCAAAGTGGTCAGGGTTTTGATTTTTATCTGTTCCAACTATTCTGTCTCTCCATTCATCCTCATTTAAGTATCTTAATGATTTAGGATGAACATCTTCTTTTACACTAACATTATCTACTAATACTGTAGATGATGCAGTTTCGTTTTTAATTGTTAAATAATGTGCTGTAGCAGAAGCTTCAAATGTAAAGCTATGATAGCTAAGATCACCTTCATCGTTTGATCCTCCTGCAGAAGTGTATGTGCCTGTAGATACATCTGTAGCTAAAGCACTTGTTCCTACTGAAACTGCTAAACTAGGACTTATTGCTGTGCCTGAAGTAGAAGCATTTTTCATAGCAAATGAAACCATATATGTTCTACCTCTTGTAAGAGATAGTGCTTGATATACTGCACTAGTACCTGAACCTGCAGCTAAAGATAAGGCACCTGAAGAGTATGTTCCATCTCCAGTACCTGTATTTGATTCGGTCCAGCTACTTATGTCACTTGTAAACTCACCATTAGTTAGTAGTTCTGTAGGCACTAAAACAAAACTATCCCAATCTATTGTAGAAGCTGCTGTAGTAACTGTATACTCTTGTATACCAGCAGTTAAAGCTTGTGTGCCTGAAGCATATAGATAAGACCACTCTACTTCTGAAGTGGCTATATCTCTTATAGATTTATTTACATTTTCTTTTACTGATGTTTGTATTCCTACTGTAGTAGCTGCGGCACTTAAATCTGCCGATGAAGCTAATGTAGGTTCATTTAATTCTGTTAATACGTTATTTACTAGTGTAAGAAATGTAGCCATGTTTTGCCTATGTTGTTAGAGGATTGTATATCAGCTCTACACCTGCTATTGCTGTTACTGTGCTTGCTGTTCCTGCTGTGACTGTTACTTTGTCACCTGCTTCTAATATTAGAAACATATCTGTTAGACTTATATACCCTTCTCCGTCTATAGATTTAGAACCTGTGATAGGGTAGTAGGTAGTAGCTGAAGAGTCGTACCACTCTAGCATCGCTGTTTTTGCTGATGCGTTTACATTGCCTACGTTTATAAATCTTACAATCCCTTTAAAATTGCTAGGACAAGTATATATATCTGTCCTGCTTGTATTTCCTGGTGTTGCTGCTGCTGAGATAAATGTTGACTCAGCCATGTTTTAATCTATGGTATATAAACCACCCTATCGCAACATTAATAGGTAATAGGCTTAGAAAAATTGTGTATTCTTGTAGCTTAAAAGAAGCTATTCCTAAATACAAAAAAAGCACCATGAAAATACATAGGCTTATTTTCAATAATTCTATTCCTACTGTTTTAATCACTATTCTACTGTTTCGTTATCTTGAGTAGAAATTTCGATAGTTATAGCTTGTGATTCTGGAATATCAGCGTTCAACATAATTCTTGAACTACCGCATCCTACTAGAAAAACAGAAACTATAAAAACTAAAAATAAATTCTTCATAATTTTTCCTTGTAAAAGGCAGGGGGTACTTAATACCCCCCACCAAAGACATTATTTAGGCATATGTGTCGCCAGACTCAGTGTCACCTTGACCATCAATGTCAATTAAAACAGCCCATACTCGGACTTTAGAATTAACATCAGCAGTAGCAACAGTTACATCTAGTGTATCTGCTGCTGCATAAGTAACAGCAAGTTCAGCAAGAGCATCTCCAGAAGTCATTTGACCTGCTGAAGTTTGTACAGCCGCAGCAACGTAAGTTACTGTGCCATCGCCTAATGCCAAAGTACCAGTTCCAGTACCTGCAGTAATCACATCGATTCCTGCACTTAGTACAACAGAATTAGCTGGTACGTTAATTGCTTGATAGACATCTCCACTAGTTAAAGCGGTAGACGTGCCATCAATAACAGTTGATTGTGCGTAAGCTTTAGGCACGGCATTAGAAGCCATGTGTCCTACAGTTCCTGCACCAGTTTGTGTTAATGTAGCCATTTATCTTCCCCCTTAATCTAATTTAACATAGGCTTGGGCTATGGATTCAGTTCTAAGAACTTTCCTACCATAGACATGAAGACCACGAACAATGTCAGCGAAAGATTCAGTGTCTCTCACTACTTCTGTTTTTGCAATTTGTGAAGCTGTTGCAACACCGCCTTGGTGTCCAGCTAAAACAATATGCACGTCTGAAGTAGAAGCAGATGGCATGTTGTTAGACTTATAAAGTCTAAAGCCATTTACTAATTGAGGAACAACTAAACCATTTCTAACTTGAGACTTGCTTCCTTCTTGTAGGAAGTTAGCATCAAGTAGTTTAGAACTAGTTTGCTGTAGCTCTTCAAAGAATCTTGGAGCAGCTACTGCCCATCTGTTATCTGTAGGAACGTTTTGGTCGTCTAGGAGTCTTCCTAGTCTTGCAAGTACGTTTACAGGGTCAACTTCACTAGTGTCAAAACCTGTGTCGATTGAGTTTGTTGCGTGATCAGCACCATATGTATTTGTTGATGTGACGTTTGATTGAATGTTAGATAGAACCTCTGCATCATAGGTGTCTTTAAGTGTGTAGGCACCTGCTGATGTAGCTAGTGTTTCAAAATTGATGTGTCCTTGTCTTTCTTCAATGTCATCTACTTTAAAAGCAAATGCGTTAGCTTTGTCGACTGTTAATTGAATTTCATCGTCAGCTAAGTCTTGAGTATTGACAGAGGAACCTCTAGTATATGCTGAAACAGTGATAGTTGGTTCTTTTATGATTCTAACTGTGTCGCCAAAATTTTCAATTTCTCCGAAATAGTCAGTGTTGGTAATATCCTCAACAACTGAAGCTTTACGGAAGAATTTAAGAACTTTTTGACTATAAATTTCTGGTAAAAAGTTACCAGAAGGCAGGTTAGTATATCCTGCTGCAGTTCCGATAGCCATAATCGAATCCCCTTTCTAGTTAAAGTTAATAAACTAACGGATTCTGCCCTCTCTTCTTGCTAAGTCGATTTCCTTTTCGTACTTTTCAAATTCGTGAGGTTTCATCCGTCTGATTTCCTCAGCACTCCACTCTTTCTTGCCTTTGGCTGGTTCCGACTTCTTTTTAGTAGGAACAAAGTCAGCAGCAGTATTAGTGGCTTGCTTTTTTGATGTACGAGAAATACCTTTATCGGCTTTATATAAATCTATAACTCTAGCAGCCCATTTAGCGTCAGTGTTATTCTTAGTAACTCCATCTGCTATGGAAGGTGGTTGGTCCTCTAACCAAGTAATAAAATCTGCATCTGCTTTAATCTGCATAAAATCAGGATGTAATCTAAGAAGTTCCTGTTCTGCCTTTTCTTTAGTTAGGCGTTGTCGGTCTCCTTGTAAGTCCTTGATTTCATCTTGCAGAGCTTTGGTTTTATTCTCAGCTTGAGAATGAGCCACAGTCTCAATAACATTATATACATCAGGATATTGCTCTTTGAATTGTGTTAATTCTTCAGGCGTTTTAGGTGGTGTATACTTAGTACCGCCTCCTGATGCCTGCTTTGCCAAGTCTAAAAGTTCTTGTTCTTTACCTTTAAACTCTTCTATTTTAGCATCATAATGCTTTTTTAAATCATCATACCTTTTTTTATAGTCATGTTCAGGTTGTTCTGATTTGGTAGTCTGCTCTACAAAGCTATTTGATTCTTCCTTGGAAGTAGCTGCTTCTGGAATTTCTTCTTCAGCAGGGTTCGGTT